GTTCATCTGTTGACGTGGTTCATCTGGTTTATTGGTATTGAGAACCGTTCTCACGACACGCCGACTTGACGCATGGTGCCAAGTAGGGTATATTGAAAGTATCAACCAAGGGAGGCTGAAATGAACAAGGAACTGAGCGGCAAGGGCTACATCCAAGGCGGCGAGGGCTTCCTCATCACCTCGACGGGGGAACGCCACGAATACCACGACGGCGAACTCACGCAGGTGTCCGTCGGACCCTGGCCGAACCAAACCAACCAATCGGCGCCCGCAACGTGCGCCGACGACGACGAACCACAAGGAGTGATTGAAATGAAGTATCTTGGAGCGTCCGAACTGCGACCGCTGTACGACTCGCGCCAATCGTTCTACGGCAAGGCGTTCGTCGAACGCTATGCGGCCGGCGGCGGCACCAGGCTCGTGCTTAGGTCCTACGGCACAATCGTGGCGGTCGTCATGCCGACCGGTGTGACGGACGCGGACACCGAAGCGTACCGTGTCGAAATCGGCATGCGGTACCTGAGCGCCACGACGTTGCGGCACGTCAAGGAGTTCCTGGCGCAGACCGACGACGTGTTCAAGGGCATCACGCTGCCGTGGCTGCGCAAGGCAATCAAGGACGGACGTGAGATTGAGGGGGCCGGGCCGGCATGGCGCAAAGTGTATGTCCTCAATGAACTGTGACGCGACACGCCGACCGTGACGGCGATGACCCGTGAGACGCGGAAACATTTCGGATAGTCGACCGTCCGACTGTCCGGCCCTGGCGGCACACATGCGGGTTCGAGTCCCGCAAGGGCACGAAACAACCGTCAAGGAGCGGTGGCTGCGATGGCTGGACGAATTGCAATCGCGGGGAACCGTACGCGGAATGGATTGAACGCGACGCCTCTTCAAGGCGTCTGGACGTGTGACGGAAAACCGTATCGCACGCGCATCCAAGCCGGTGAACGTACCGCGTCGCGCCTGCCCAAGCGTGCGGGACGCCCCGAACCATCCGAACGTCACGAAGCATATCGCGGCAACGCCTGACAACCTTCGGTGGCTGGAACGTCCGGCCACCACCATTATGGAAGGAGGAAAAACAATGCGTGTCATTGTGACGGCGGTACCGGGCGCCATGCCGGAACCCGCGGATATCCTGGCCATGGGTGAGACCAACCCGGACGGGGGCGGCGTCAGCTGGTGGGACAGGGAGCGCCTGAGAGTGTTCAAGAACGTTGGCCCGCTGAAAGTCGTCGGATTCATCTACGGCGGTTGCGTGCCTGATTCATTTCGCCACGCATGGCGCGGTTGAGCCGCGCGACTGTCACCCATTCCACACGGATAGGGGCTGAAGTGGCTTGAGGGCGAGCCGGTCGGACCCTCCAGTGGCGTGTGGGTGTCCAACATGCGGTGGCACGTCTGATGAATTTTTCGGGCGTGTCGCAAGGCACGCCCCTGATATAATAACAACGAACCAAAGAAATGAGGTAAAACAATGAAGCCGTCGGAATACTTTCATGACAGAGTCGAAACGTTCCTGACCATGCTGCCCGATAAGGCGCTCGACGCCGGTATCGACGTCGTGACCTGCGTAATCGTATACGACGTGGCGGTACCATTCGCCGCCAAGGACTATCAGCAAGCGCTCGAAGCGTGGCTGCAAGGGCGACACGACGTGTGGCAGAGCCGCATAGGCGAGTACCGGTCGAACCCGGACGGCAAGGGCCTTGCCGCCATAGCCGGATACGCAATCAACGAACACACCCCCCACACCCAGCGTGACTTCGACGACATCGTCGAACGCGCATACCGGCTTGCGATAGACGAAACGCTCATCGAAAACGAACTCGAAAAAAGGAGGAACAACAATGCCGGACGATAAACGACACGACGTGTTCAGCGGAATCGCGGCAGTGCAGCAGTCCGTGGAAGCGGTGAAACGCACGACCGAGGGGTACGGCTACAAGTACGCCACGCTGGGCGACGTCTGGCAGCTCGTCAGGAACAGCATGGAGGAACACGGCTTGGGCTGGACCGCGGTATGCGCAAGCGAGATAGTCGGCGCCGACACCGACATGCCAACCGTCTTCAACACGTTGACGGTGGCCGTCTACGAGTCCGCGCATGAGGGGGAAAACCTCTTGGACATGGTGAAGCATGGTGAGGCGGTGAGCAGCAGCTACACGTATCCGGCGGCCGCGGCCCAACAAGTGGGCAGCTTCGAGACATACTACCGGCGCTATGGTCTAATCCATCTGCTTGGACTGACCACGGTGATGGACGACGACGGCAAGACAGCCGCCCCCCTCCCCCGCCCCTCCCTCACAGAGGAATTCAACTGAAAACCGAAAGGAAAAAACAAAATGGCAACCGACATGCTCGAAATCGAAGCGGCAGGCGAAATCCGATTCGTGCACATCAAAGACAAGTACCAGTCCGACACGGCGAAACAGCGCGGCATCGAACCGAGCTACCAATTGCAGCTCTCGTTCCCGAAGAACGGTGACGTGCATAAGGAACTCGTCGCGTCCGCGAAACAGTTGGGCGTGCGCGCCAATGGCAACAACCTCCGCTACAAGGACGGCGACCTCATCACCATCAAGGACGGAACCCAGCCGCAGCGAGGCAAGTGGCTCGTCAACCTGTCCTCGAAGTGGAAGCCCAGCATCGTCGACCAGAACGCCAACGACGTGGAACTGGCCGAAGAGCCGGGCGACGGCACGCTCGCCAATGTGGCGTTCAAAATCGGCAGCACCAAGGATGGCCGTCTCGCCTACTTCCTGACCGGCGTGCAGCTGCTGCGGGTCGAAAAGAACAACACCCCCGCCCCCCACAAGTTCGGTGTGTACACCCAGCTGACCATTGCCGACGAGGGTGCCGAGGAACCGGAACCGGAATTCTGACCGGCCATGAACGCGCCAATCCACTACAGCGATGAGGACATGATTGACGCGCTTACCACGTGCATGAACATCAGCCAGGCCGCGAAGGCGCTTGGAGTGTCCCGCGGCTGGCTGTTCCCACATGCGAAACGGTTGGAGCGCGAAGGCAGAATCCTGCCGAAATCAATCATGCCGGCATATTTCAGACCGAAGGAAAACAAATGACGAAATTCCTGGACACCCCCCCCTCCGATAGTCGGGCGGGCAACGTGTTCAATGCGACACTCAAACGCAATCCAGGCAGATGGGCCGAATACCACTCATACAGGAAACGTGCCACCGCGAACGCCATCGCCTGCCGTGTCCGCAAACACCGCGTCGCATGGACGGAACCAACCGTCGACTACGCCGCCGTCGCACGCCGGAAGCCGGACGGCACATACGCGGTGTGGGTCAGCGCGGTACGCATCAAGGAGGACGCCAATGCCGAAACTGAATAACCACAAGCCGGAACCATTGGAGTCGGCCATCCAAAACCGTCTCATCGGAATCCTGGAACGGCAAGGATGGTACGTGCAGAAAACCGAAGGACGCTCACGCAACGGATTCCCCGACGTGACCGCCGTGGACACGCTCGGCAACGTATGGTTCATCGAACTGAAACGCACGGTGGGAAAGCCAAGCCCGGACCAATGCCGCGAACTCAAAGCGCTCGCCGGACACAACGCGAACGTCATGCTCCTCTACGGCACGAAAGCCGTGGACACCGTGCCGTTCCACAACAACCTGGTTGACTTGACGAACATGTACCACGAAATCCTCGTCGTCGATTCGGAAGGAAAAATGAGATGGACGAAAGAAATCTGACATACAAGGTCTTCCAAGACCGCGAAACATGGCTCAAAGCCCGTGAGGAAACGATAGGCGCGTCCAGTCTCGCGCATTTCATCGCCACCGGACAACTACCATCACCCCCGCCGGACGTTCCGGCGGTACAGTCGGCATTGCGGTTCGGCAGCATCTGGGAGCCAATGCTCGTCAAACTGTATGCGGAGCACCTGCAACTCGCCATCGTCGCCAAGAACACTCCTGTCGAGAAATTGGAGAACGGACAGCTCGCATGGTATGACAACAGCTTCTACACCGACGGACGCCTGCACGTCTCGTTGGACTCCGCATACCGTGACCATGGAGGACTGCTGCACACCGTCGAAGTGAAGACCGGAGGCAAACCGTCCTACGCGTTCCTCAGCGCCGAACAGCGCAGCCAATATGCGGCCCAAGCGCAGATAGAGGCCCGCATGATGGACACGGATTATGCGGAAATCATCTACGCGCAACGCCCCCCGTCATGGGAGACGTTGAACGCCGACCACATCACCGAACGAATCAAGGAAACGCTCGACATCGTAATCGTCAACGACGTGATGGACGTTGGCGCATTGGAGAGGCATGCGGCGGAATACGAGCGTGCGGAACATCCGGCCGACAATGGCGGACGACGACTGTTGGCCGAACTGTTGGAAGCGAAAGACCGGTACGAGGCGTCGAAGGAAAAGCTCGCCACATGGCTGGGCGAACACACCGGCGAACGGGTCGCATGCGCCGGGCATGTCGCACGACTGGCGGAAACCACGCGCACCACCACCGACTACAAGGCGTATTTCAGCCAGCATCCCGCCGACCTGACCCCATTCAGGAAAACATCGACGACCACGCGTCTCAGCGTGGTGAAGGAGAAGAAAAATGCATGAGTTCATGATGAACTGCCTGTACCTGCTCGCCGCCATCCTGTCCATTCTTGGAACCACGGCGGGCATCCTTGTCCTCATCGGTGTGGTCAAAGGCATCATCGACCTCATCGACCATTCGGGACACCACGATGAAAAGTAGCGTGTCCGAATGGCTTGATGGCGACGCTTGGGCCGACATCGAGCGGATGCGCCAGCCCAAGCCCATGCCCCCGGCCAGGAAAAAGAACACAGTGACCCGCTACGCCGACATGACACCCGAAAAGGTGGAGCATAAGCGGAAGCTCAAAAAGAAGTGGATGAACGAGAACCATGAGAAGATGCTCGACTATTGGGTGCGATACCGGAAACGGCATCGTGAGGAAAGCCGGGACGCATGCCGCAACTGGCAGAGGAGATTCCGCGAGGAACATGGCGTATGCTATCAGACTTGGCGCAGATGGAAGCAGACGCCTGAAGGCCGCGAGCGCATAGCCGCATGGAAGGCCGAGCATGGAAAGGACGCACAGTGAGGGCTTTCATCTTCGACGAGGCGGGAACGGGCAAGACCAAACGCAGCATGGACCTGCTGGACGACGCGGAACATATTCTCGTCATCTGTCCGGCAAGCGTCGTGAAGACGGCATGGCTACCGCAAATCAGCCAATGGTCGCATGGCAAGGCGCTGACCATCGAAGACTACCGCAGGATTGGCTGGCCGGAAGACCACCGTTTCCTCGTGGTGTCGTACAACATGGCGGGCGAGCTGGGTGAGGTGCCGGACGGTTTCAGTCTCATCGTGGATGAAAGCCACATGGTGAAGAATCCCAGGAGCGGACGTTCCAAAGTCGTGAAAGGCATCAGCGACCTTGCCAAGGACGTGCTGATGCTGACCGGCACGCCCGCTCCGAAGGATTTGGAAGACCTGTACGGGCAGACCGTGGTCATGTACCCGCACGCCAAGGACAGGATGGCCCTATTAGGCGATTCCTGGCGCACTCTAGGGGCTTTCAGGACGCGATACGGTAAACCATACACGATGAGCGTGCAAGGGCGCACAGTGGTCCAATACACGTACTCCAAGCCCATGGTCGCCGAAGCGTGCCGACAACTACAGAAGCTCGTGTTGGACATCCGACGCGGCGGCAACCCGCTGCCACAAGTCGAATGGCTCCCGTCACCGAAAACCGAACAGGAGGACATGGCGCTGAAACAGTGGACGAGCACCCACCAATTGGCCGAAGACGTGTACGCGGCAAGCGCGAGCGCCGCAGCCGTCAAACTCGCCCAACTCGACGATGGTTTCGCCTACAAGACCGAAGACCGGGCGGAATCCTACTGGTTCGGCGTGTCCAAAATCAAAACGGTATACGATGAGGCCAAGAGACGCGAAGACCGGACACCACTGCTCGTATGGACGCGGTTCAAAGCGGTGAGAGACGAAATCCACCGCACTTGGACGCCATGCGCCGACGCGAAGACATTCCTCGCCATGACCGCCCAGGAACGTAAAGGATACCGGCTCATCGTCGCCAACCCGCAGTCGATGGGCACCGGCGTGGATGGCCTACAGCATCTCATGAAAGACCAGATATGGCTAGACCTCCCATGGACATACGCCGATTGGGAGCAGGCCAACAGAAGACTGGTGCGACGCGGAAGTCCCTATCAAGGACGGCAGCGCATACTCGTACCGGACACGCCATGGAACCGCAAGGTCATGGACGTGATAGAAGGAAGGAAAACCCTCGATGACATCATCAAGGAAAAACAATTGGGATGAAGTGATGGAAGGCGTCAACAAGGCGATTACACCCGACCATCACGGGCCGAAAACCCTGAGCGACCCGCCGATTGCGAAAACCACAAACACCCCGACAGGCATCTACACGCGCATCGCCGACAACTTCGTCCGTGTGAACGACATGCTCAACGGGGAGAAAGCCAAGGAATACGGCAATCCGCGCACCATGTTCCAAAACATTTCCAAACGGTGGTTCGGCTGCGACGATGCCGAAGTGGACGTGGCAATCATGATGGCCGAACTGAAAATCGAACGCATCAAGTACGACCTTAAAAAAGAAGACTCGTATCTGGACGCCATCGCCTATCTCTCCATGGCATTGGCGTTCATGCAGGAAGGGGGAGGGAATGACTGGCGATGACCGCAATGTGACGAGGCTGAAAGCAGGCCGCGAAGAATGGCGGAAGATAGAGTCCGGGGAGACAAGCTTCATCCTCCGCGAAACCCAATCGCCATACGGGACCGTGGCTTTCATATTCACCGACGCCTTCACGGGAACGCATCTCGGCAACGCCATCATCCTTGAGGAAACCCCGTTCGGCGACTATGAGGCCAGCCCTTGGACGTGGAGCATGTTCGCCAAGCTGACCGGCTTGACCGTGCAGGAACTCAAAGAACGGTTCCCAGCGGAAGCGAATATGAAAAACCCATCCGCATGCGCGATGTACCTGTATGAAATCAACCCGATAGGCGACAAGGAACTGTTGCAGCGCCTTTGCGACGAATAAGGAGGGAAAAATGCTGAACGACATCACCATCGAACAGTGCGTGGGATACCAAGACCTCATCCTGCCATACACGGAAAAACAGTTGAACCCCAACTCGTATGACGTGACCTTGCAGGACACCATAATCGTCTACGCCAAGGATGTGGAAGACGGTTACGCGGACGGCGGAGACCACACGCTACATGGTGTCCACACCAAGCCCGTCAGAATCGACGGACACTACACGCTGCAGCCCGGACAGTTCGTCCTAGGCGCCACAGTGGAGAAAATCAGCCTACCAGACAATATGACGGCACGATTCGACGGAAAAAGCAGTCTTGGCCGACTCGGACTCTGCACGCACGTGACCGCAGGATTCATCGACGCCGGATTCATCGGAACCATCACCGTCGAGCTGAAGAACGAGAACGGTTTCCCCATCATGCTGAAGCCCGGCATGCGAATCGGCCAAGTCTCGTTCGAATACTTGAACGATGCGGCCGTGAAACCCTATGGCAAGGTCGGACACTATCAGCATCAGAACGCTCCGCAGCCCGCGGTGGAGGTATGATATGAAATCGCCAAGACAATGCCTCGACTGTGGTCGAGACATGACATTAGAGGAATGGTATCCCGAAATGCTGTGCGAAACCTGCAAGCAGGAAATCGATTCGGCATTGACGGACGAAAACAGACAGGAAGGATTGGAGTATCCGGATGAGTCTTATTAGAGGACTGGCCCACCTCGACCCGACGCTATGCAAGCATTGCCTGAAAAAACTCACCACGAAAGAAATGTGGCTGTTCAACGGATATTGTACGAAATGTTGGAGGTTGCGTGGTGGCGATTGAGCGAGACTGGCGTGACAGCCGCAAATACCATCCAAGCCCCGAACAGGAAATGCGAAGCACCGCACGGTACGGCGCCGACACGCAAACCACCGTCCGCATGGAGGAATTCGCCGAACCCATTCAGGCAATCAGCAAGCTCAAACGCCTCAATCCCGAAGACCCAACCAATATGGTCGGCGGAAACGAGCTTATCGAAAACCTGTATGAGGGGATGGCCGACACGCTGATATGCGTCGAAATATACGGCTTGAAACCATCCGACTTGCGGCGCATGGCAGACCATAAGGCGTGGCGCATGAAGCGGAAGATGGAAGCGCAGGGGGAGAAGTTCCAGTGGACACCCTGAAAACCGTCATCATCTTTGACATCGCGCTGCTGGGATTCGTCGCGGCCATCATGTGGGTGAGCGGCGCGTGGGACACGCGCGTCTTCCTCGCATACGCGGCGACGGCAATCCTAGCGACCGTGGTATGCGTACTGTTGGATGATTAAAAGCCCCCGCATGAGCCTTGCGGGGGCTGAGGAGAAACCAAAGGAGGGCTGCTGGAAAAACTTCCAACAGCCCTCATTGTATCACAGTCAACGACACATTGTCAAATACCAGTCACTGCCGGAATCAGTGCCGATGGCGACATACCTCGGCTGGCCCGAAGAAGCGCCGATATAACGACCCCACAGGAAGCCGTCGGCATAAGCGCCCCAACCATCCAACACGACCTTCTGACCGCGGTTGTAACTGGCGACAACCCGCCCCTTCAACGACGGTTCGGTACGCACGTTCAAGGCATCGACCGCAACCTCATATGAGGTGGCGACCACAGTCGGAGCCGGGGAGACCACCGGCGCCGGAGCCGGATTCACCGGAGTGTTCGCGCCGATACACGCATACCTGTCCCAAGCGGCCTTATCGCCAGCGAAATAGTTCAAATCAAGCGAACCGGCATAGCCGCCAATATGGCCGTTGGACGTGAACTGACGCATCGGATACGCCACATACGACCAAATCGAACTGGCATCCTGCCAGCCGGCCGCATCCATGGAAGCATAGCACGCCTCCCAAATACCACAATCATGCTTGGTGCAAATATCCTTGATGAACGGGATTTCGGAACGCTGCGCATACACGAGCGGCTTCACGCCGGTCAGTCGGACGTACTGGTAGAGGAATTCGTCGAGATAGGCTCGATTGCCCCAAGCGGCGTTATCGTCCGCCTCCCAGTCGATGCACGGCACGAACCTGCCAAGATAGCCCTTGGTGTGTTCGGCGAAGAAACACGCTTCCTCCGAAGCGCCGACGCCACGAATATAATGCATGTATCCGACCGCAAGACCACGCTTGGCTGCGGCCTGAATCCTCTCGTCGGCGCCGACCCACACGGAATTCACCAGACCATGGTCGTTCGAACATTCGCCAGCTCCCCAAGTACACTGGACCACCACGCCATCGGCGTCAATCTTGGAAACGTCAACGTCAGCCTTCCAATTGCTGATGTCCACAATCCTCATTATTCGGAAACCTCCGTATCCTTGATATGCTTGCCAGTCACCTTCGCCTTGTCGGACATTGCGAAGGAAGCCGGACTGATTGAATCGGTCTTGCCGCTCGACGCCACGCACGTCAACACGCTGGCAATGGCGGCGACCAAGGCGATACCGCAGACGTTCAGCCAATCCACTTGGAACAGGCCGACGCCGCCGACCACGCCAGCCGACAATGCGGCCTGACATGCGGTGCGGATTGCACGTTCCAACGTGTCAACCCAAAAATCCTTAGTGAACAACATTCACTGCTCCTTACTGTTGGCGTCCGCCAACGGTTCTATTGTACTCCGCAGCGCGTCGGGAAGCCTCGGCTTCGGATACTGTTTCAGAAACCCCGGGTCGAGAACCTTGCAGAGTTCGTTCAGCCAATGCCCCATCGCACGAATGTATGAGGTTTTCAAATCGTCCTGATAGCGAAGTTCGTCGCGTTCCTGAATGAATTCGGCAAGCTTCTCGTCCTGCCGGTCGATTTCCCGCTGCATGTTCAACTGGGCTTCGGAAAGCCGCATGTAGGCTTCGCTCAGGTCGCCGCGTCTGTTTTGCACCCAAGTGACCGCCGCGACCACGATGGCGCATAATCCGGTCACTAGGGCGACGATGACATCAGTGCTCATATGGCACTATTCTAGCCGATAATCGCGATAAAGGCGGCAAGTGGAAGTTCGAAGGACTCTTCACGGAGGGCAACCTTCTCAACAAGAACACTGCCGGATGGGATATTGTGCGGATTCGCGGCACCGTCCACAATGGCATTGCGAACGGGTCCTTCTGGTTCAATCGCGCCGGAGATTGGCGTAACGCAAAAGCTTCGCACGTAATGGACCTTCCTGACTCTCTTAAGACGAATGGCATCGACCTGAATTCAGCCACATCAAACAAGGATGTCATCAACAACAGTGTCAACATCCGTCCGACCGTGAACCGTGACTTCGTGATGGATTTCCGGCGGTTTCTCCTTCCAGCTGGCGTAGTCCGATTGGAGGGCTTAGCCGATATTGTAGGCGAAAGTGGGGGAAACGATGCGAGCCCCTTGAGCGCCACCAGCATATTCGACGTACACGTTGCCGTTGTCCGCAACGCCTGCAATGGTCGGGTAATAGGCGTCTCTCGTTGGCGCATAGACGCTTTCGGGGTTTGCCGGATAGAATGCGGCGTTATTCACCTGTCCGACAACCATCTTCGAACCCCAGGTGGCCAGATTGATGTCCGCGCTCAGCAGGTCGATGTGTCCCGTACCGCCAGAAGCCCACATATGCACCTTGTTCGTACCGAGGTGAATGTCATGCCACGGCATGTTCCACCCACGCCACTTGCCGCCTTTCCTGATATAATCGCAATTATCGGCCACGTTATGCAGCAGCGTGCCTTCAGGCACTGTGGTGAGCGCGTCACGCTGGGCGGAAGTCTGCACACGCAGCATGTCACCCTTCATGGCCGCACCGATATACGTATTCGTGATGACCACGCCGGACGCGGCCGTGTTCGACACGCCAGCCGGAAGCAGCACTTGCGCCAAAGCCAAAGCGCCATCTGGAACGCTAGGAGCCACAGGCGTCGCTGCGGCCGCGCCGCGAACCACGCCGAACACAGGAGAATCCGAATCATCCGACATCGGCGAGCGCGTCTCATGCTGCTTCACATACACCACGTCGATACGCGAATTGGCGGACGGCGCGGCCTTCAATGGCACGTTCACGTTTCCATCGTTCTGGATAAGCAGCGCGCCGTAACGGTTCAGCACCGCGTTGAACGGATGCACTGTCACGCTCATGGAATTGTTGTTGCCGGTGACGAGATTGGCCTGCGAGCGGTCGAGGATGCCCGCAATCGGCAGCATCGTGGTCTTATCGCAGACGAACAGGCCGCTCATGTCGCGGCGCGCATCCATAAACGACGCATTGCCGGACACTGCGAAGATACTATTCCTCAATGCCATTATCAATCTTTCCTTCCAGCGCCTTCAGGCGCGACTCCAATTCGTCGATACGGTCATGGGCGAGGTGTGCCTCATGTATCGCCCACACGCCCAGCATCGGATAGTTGATGCCAACAGGCTCGTAATCATCATTATACTCGACGAACTGCCCCAAGCCGTTGTCGTCCAACTCTTCGGCAATCATGCCCACATGGATTGTGGCGCTGTCGCCGTTCTGGTTCACGTCGTCGATGAAACGGTAGAGCGTCCAATCCACGGAACGCATCTGCTCCAACGTGATGTCCGGCTTGAGGAAATCCTGCTTCACCTTGCGGCTGGACTGCGACGTGCCCATCGTGCCGTCCGACAACGCCCACACCGCACGCCACGGGCCGACTGTGAACAGATTATTGTAGGCGTTCGTCGTATTCGTGCCACCACGGTCGGTGGATAACACACCCCAATTCCAAGCATTGCACTTCTGGTCGATGGTCGCACGGTCATACGAGGTCCGGCTGATGGATGCGGCCACCGTCTGGTCGATGTTCGCGCTGATGTCCAACACCTTCTGAATCGCCTGAGTCAACTGCGAGCCGGAAGGCTTCTCCAATTCGCGCAGACGCCGACCATACTCGTTCAGGGTGGATACGAGCTTGTTGGTCGCCTGGGCCGGATTCTTCACGTCGAGCACATCCGTGTCATCCGCCGCCAAGGGGGTGCCGTCGGCGGATTCGCCCTGATGCACTACGATTTCCACTATTCCACCGTCACTTTCACACCATCGAACACGTCACCAAGGGTGAACGTAATCCAATTCGAACTCTCATCGGCCTTGATGCCGGTGATGCGCCGCGTATGCGCGCCATCCACATAATACCAGTCACCCTTCGTCGTGAACCGAATGTAATCGCCCACCGTATAGTTGGCGAGCGTCTGATTCACCGAATGCAGGTATCCGCGATGCACTTTCGCCTCAGTGGACGACACCGGCTGCCAGTAGACGGCTGCGGCCTCGTTCGCATACGCCTGAAGCGTGTTCCGCAGCTTCACGGTCGAATGGCTGGAATCCACGCTCTCCCAAATCGGCGCTCCCGCATTTTCCAGAACATCCGTGTAGGCGGACACGACGAGCGTCTTGTCGTCGGATTTGCCGGACGTGAACCATTGCAGCGAGGCGAGCTTGTCGCCATCATCCGTGGCGGACAGGGATGCGATGCCCGGCTGCAAGGCGGATGCGCTGAAATGGTGGGTTTCGCCGCCAAGCAGCGGATGGCCGGTCTTCATATGCCACTCATATCCCAAGCCGTCGGCCGTGCGCGTCGGGAAGAATCCGATGTCGCAACCGTTCTGGTGGTTCGTGATGTTCGTCAGCACCTCGCCGACATAGTCGAGGTCCACGGCCTGATAGTTCGCTTCCGACTTGCCGACCTCAGCGTCCTCCAACACGACCGGCACATGGCTATGGGGCCAGCCCATAGCCTGTTCGACGAGATTGCGTGCGACCGTATTCCATGTGACGTTCTTATAGTGCGTGTCGTATTGGGAATCCGGCGAACCGTCCGGCTTGACAAGGCTTTTGCCCATCGCCTTCGCCGGAAGAATCGTCCTGTGGTCAAAATACGTCCACATGCCTGAAGCGACCAAGGTCAGGACGCCAGAGTCGGCATTATAGTCTCGGCGCATGAGCGCTCCGCCGACCGTCAGCCCATCATCTTCCGCGACCATGACGGTCTTGCCGATGGCCGCGGTGTTCCCCAAATCCAACAGTCGCGCATCGTTGGCGATGTATTGGACGCGCGTATCTTCGGACGAAGCGTAGATGGGCACTTTGACGGTGAGCGAATCCGTGTCGTTCAGCTTCATCTCCCACTCGGCCGACGTGTGCGGAAGCGGGACGATGTGGCGTCCGGTCAACAAATCCGCGAGATAGACTCTCACCTCCAAGCCTCCTTCCATTCGACCGTCATCGACGGCTCGCCCGACTGCACGCCCAACGGCGTGAACTGTATCGTCGCATCGCCCGAAGGACGGAACCAGTTCTCTTCGGTCAGGAACATGCTCAAATCCGACTGGTTCTGGAACAGGACACGCTCATCGTCGAAATCGAACACCATCGTCTCGTCGGGGTTGATTTGACGGTGGAATTCGACCGCTTCGCCCGTCTCGATGCAGTGGATGCGCACGCCTTCGGATAGTCCGCCTCTGATTTTCACGACAAGATGCGTCGGCGCGAAACCACTGCCGGTGATGGCCACACGTCCCGGATTGCCGACCTCGCCTTCGGACAGTGGGTCAAGCAGCGGGTCGGCGATGCCTTCGCCGTCAGTCGGCACGCCGACCGTCTGCGAGCGCAATGGCCCATACAGGTAGGGGGATGGCGCGAGCAGTCCAATCTGGAACGCGGCCTTCCCGCGATACCGGTATTCGTCCACGGTCATCGACCTGAGTTCCGCATCGCATGACAATGCGATTCCGGCGCCCTTCTGCACGGTGACGGGAACCAGACGACCAGCCATGCCGCGAAGACGGCGCATCATCTCGTCCGTGTCTTCGACCGTACTGGTCGCATAGTATCCGTTGACGGTGATGGTGCGCCCATCATAATACGTCGTGCCGGGAATGGCGTTGCCGTCAGCCCTGGCCCAGGAATCCTGTTCGGTCTTGGCTGACGGCAAATCGTCGAAACCGCTCATGGACACCAGTGTGAACTCGTGTCCGGCGTCGCCGTAAAGCGTGATGTCACCAACGGTGACGGTTATCGTGCTCAAGGTCTGACACTTCCAATCATCTCATTGTTCAAAGCGTATCCGAATCGGCGGGCCACCAGTTCCACGTCGCTCAACGGGCTTGCCACCACATTGGCGATGTGGACGCCGCCGGCATACCGCTGGTCGCCAGCCGACACCATTCCAGTATAGTCTTTGAGCTGCGGAGCCGACACCATGCCAAGATTGGTCGCGTCAATCTGGTCGAAATCCAAGGAGCCGAGCACGTCATCGACCTGACCGCGCACGAACGGGCCTTGGGCGCCGATGGCCTTGCCGAAATCACGCATAAGATGCTCGCCGGACACGCTGGTGTAGCCTGAACCGGAGAACGGGCCGACTTTGGCTGGAGAGAACGGGAAGAAGTCTCGAACCTTCTGCAACGCGCCCTTCACCGCGCTTTTCACGCTTTCGACCGCGTTGAGGATACCCTGCTTGAAGCCGTTCATCAACGCCGCGCCGGAATTGACCAGCCACGAGCCGGCTCCGGCGAACAGACCGATGATTTCGCCCGGAATGCCCCCGATGAAGCCGAGGATACGGCCACCCAATCCGGCGAACGGTCGGGCGATGTTCCCGATAATCCCGGGCACCGCTCCCGCAACAGCCATGAAGATGCGTGGGAAGTTCGCGGCGATGCTGGTCGCCACGCTGATGAAGGCGCCCAGCAGTGTCGGCAGGCCGTTGACGATGCCGGTCGCCAATCCGCCGATGATTGCGGGCAGCTGGTTGATGACGGCGACGGCGATGCCCGGCAATGCCGCCGCCAGCGAGGTTATCACGCTCGTAATCGCGGACATCAACGCCGGAATCAGCGTCGGCAGCGCGGCGGCGATGCTCTGTCCGATGGACGGGAGCACAGCCACCACAGTGGCTCCCAACGTTTGGAGGCCGGAAGCCAAGGACGCGCCGAATCCGCTGATGAATCCGGCGATGGCACCACTATTGTCGCTGATTGCGCTGAACGCGGCCTGAACGCCAGCCACCAACGCCTGACCGAGCGAGGTCATGAGCGACGGAATCCGGCCCGCCAACGTCGCGAACAGCATGCCGAACGCTTCCAACATCGGCTGGCCGTAGGTGGCGATGAAGCCGGGCAGTTGGGCGAACATGTCTGAGAACGCTTGGGTGATTCGCGGCAATATCGTCATCAACGTGGGTGCGAGCGTCTGTCCAACGCCCATGAGCGCGTTGGCGATGCCCGGCAATGCCGCGGTGACGCTCGCCACCATCTGTGGGAGGGCTGCGGCGAACGCGCTCGCCATGGCGGGCAGTTTCGTCTGGATGCCGGTAAGCGTGTTGTCGAGGCTTTTCTGCCATTCGTCGAACCTGCCTGTCATCTGGGACGGGTCGAGCTTGAACAGCGTCTGGAATCCGGTCGTCAAACCGGTGAATATCGCGCCGGTCACGCCCAACTGTGATGCGATGCCGCCAATCTTGCCGATTGCCGCGCCGACTCCCCTCAAGGCCACGCCGAAGCCCTTCAACGCGCCGGAAGACACCTTCAACGCCGCGGAGCCGATGGTGGCGAACGCCGCCTTGCCAGCGGACGCCAACGGGCTGAACCGTCCGGCAAGACGCGACACGGCACCACCGACCGTGGCGGACAGTCCGGCGCCGACCGTCTTCGCGGCGGAAGTCAACGGGGCGAACGGATTCCGCCCTTTGAACGAGCCGAAAACCTTTTCGGCAAGACCATTGAATGGAGCCGACAACGCGGACACCGCTTCGGAGCCAAACGACTTGAGCGCGCCCTTGACGTAGGAAAGCCCATTGCCTGCCACAGACCCAAGCCGGGACATGGCGTCGCCGATACCGGTCGTGTCCAGCATCTCATCGAACGCCGTCCTGAACCCGGACGCCTTGCCTTTCACGCTGTCGACCATGGAGAGCACGCCGGATTCGACGTCGGCACGCATGGCTTCCATCTTCGTTTTGACGGATGCGGCCGCGGTTGAGAAGGCTTCGGCGAAAATCTCCTTGACCGGCGCCCACTGCTGCGCCGTGTTCGCGGCATAGTTGGACAATCCGGCCTTCAGACTGCCGAACGTCCGCATGATGCCGTCGGACGCGGACACGGCGGAACCGACCAAGGGAAGGAACATGTCGGGAATGTTGAAGCCGGTCAGCTCCTTGAATTCGCGGCCCACCTGCACGAGCTTGTCACGGTAGATGTCGGCGCTCTGTCCGGCCGTGTCCAACGAACGGTAGACGTTCGAATCCACGACGATGGTGTCGGCGGCGGCGCGAATGTCGCGGAACGCTTGGATGAGGGATGGAGCCTTCTTCCGTGCGGCGGCATCCACTTCGGCATTGAGGGTTTCGAACGCTTTGAGGAACGCTTCGGGAAGCGCTTCCGCGTCGGCGCCCATCGCATTCAAACCGGTTTGGAGCAGCTTCACATTCTCGGACGCCTGTCCTACACCATTCCGCAGGTTGGTCGCGGCCTGTTGGATGATTTCGAAGCCTTCAGCGCCTTTCTCGCCGAAACCGAACGCGTACGTCCCCAAGTCTTCAAACGCCACGTTGAACCTGCCGAGCGCGTTCTGCGCTTTAGTCGATTCGGACAGCGTTTTCGACATCGCGTCAGCCATGGATGCGAGCTTGTCGATGACCGCGGACGAGGCGGACACAGCCGCGCCGAACATGTCGGTGAAGCGGGAACCGAGACTGATGAGCGCGGTCTTGACGTCGACCAGCGCGCGTCCGATGAACGGGATGCGGGATGCGAACCGGTCGTTCGTGGCGACCATGAGGGAGAATACGGTGGTGCCGATGACTCCTACGGTGTTCAACGCGTCGCCGAAGGAGGACAGGAGGTTGGCGTTCTGCGAGTTCAGGCTGATGAGATTCGTCAACGGGGAGAGGAACCGTTCGACCTGCTGCACGTTGAACGCCTTGTTGACGGCTGGCGCGAGCTGGTCGACGAACGTTCCCGCCAACGTCGCGGCCGCGTTCGACAATGGCACGAATCCAGCGAGCATTTCGCCGAACGTATCAACCATGCCCGAATTGGAAACAGCGGTCAACGTCTTGCCGAGATTCGCGGACAATGCGGTAGCGGCTTCCGCCGACCTTGCGCCAATCGTGTTCCTGATGCTGTTCCACGCGCGGTCTGCCGTGACGGGCATGGCGGCGAACTGCTTTTCGATGGCGTCGGCGTTCTCAAGCACGGTATCGTAGAGGGCTTGGCCGCTGATTGAGCCTTCCTTGCCCAACTGTTTCAGGTCGCCTACGGAAGCGTTGAGATGCTTGGCGAGCATTCGTGCGATTTGCGGCGAGTTCTCCATGATGGAATTCAACTCATCGCCGTTGACGATGCCCTTGCCCAACGCCTGTGTAATCTGCCGCATGGCACTGGACGCTTCCTGCGTGGACGCGCCGGTGCTAATCATGTTCTCGTCGAGCAGTTTGGTGAACTTCGCGGCGTCACCGTAATTGGTCACGACTTCCGGCGCGAGCGTGCGGAGACGTGCGGCCGACTGGATGAAATCGTCAGTGGTGACGCCGACCTTGTTCGCGTATTCAAGCGACGTTTCGAGCGAGCTTTTATAATCTCCGGTGGCGCCTACCGCGTTTTTCAGCATGGCGGTGGTCCGCCCCCACTGGTTGCCCATTTCGATGATGTCGGACGTGACGGTTTTGACGGCCTTGCCGACCGATGCGACCGCGGCGATGGCGGCGGCGGCGTTCAGATACTTATTAAGGTCGAGGTTTGCGAAACCGCCGCCGAAGGCGTTGGCCGAACGCCGACCGCTCGAACCGAAGGAGGCAGACACGCCGTCAAGCGCGTTTTTCACGCCGCCTTGCAGGTTGAGGCTCTTATTGAACGAGCCGGAGAACAGTCTGGACATGCCCAAGCCGTTCGAAGCGAAGAGTCGGCTTGTGCCGGATGCCAGTTTGGGCTGGATGGCGGGGGTGAGCACCGCGCCCTTGCTTGCCTTGACAAGTGCGGACTGCAAGCCTTCCAACGATGGGAGTACTTGTATCCACGCGGTCGCGATGCTACCCTTTGCCATCTGCTATTCCTTTCGGTGAAGACCCAACGCCTTGTCGATGTCTTCAGTGTTCATCGAATCGAGCTCGTAATCATCCTCGTTCTTGGTGTTCTTCCGGTTTTCCGGCAATACGCTTTTCGGTTTCCGTCCCTTGCCGGAGTAGGGGGCGAGCGTTGACTGTTGGATGATGTCGAGCAGTCGTGCCGTCGCTCCGAACGTGCCTATGAGTTTCGCCCGTTCCAATATGGTGTATTGCCGTGGGCTACCGTATTGGCTTGCGAAATCAGCCAGTATTTGGCTGTCCCACTTGTCCGGGTTTATCGCATAGGTCAGTCTTTCGACGGTGATTCCGTAATTGTCGGCAATTTTCCCGACAGGTATTTCCATGCGTCGATGATGTCATCGTCAACCGCGTTCATAAGCTGCTCGTACTTGGTTTCGGTCAGTACGGCCTGCATGAGCCTGTCGATGAGCCATACGGTTTCCACGCTGTCTTCCATGCTGTCGCTGTGGATGGCTTGCTGGAATTTGCGGTTGCGGAGGAGTTTCGCGTAGGCGTCGGCCCATCCGTCGTTGAAGTCTTCGATGGTGATGGTGGGCTTGCGTTTCGTCATTGGATTTCCTTTCGTTGCCTTTCCATATAAGGATACCCCACGCCGTGGTCGGCGTGGGGTATGTTGGTCACGGACTGACGAGACTGAGCGAGTCGAACAGTAGTGTCGAGCCGGGATTGTCGTTTACCGGTCCGACACTGCATTCCACCTGTTGCAAACGCAATCCAACCACCGTCTGGGGTTATGATTCTGACAACACTTCCTGTTGTGGCGAAACAACCTGTATCAAGGATTGTCCAACATTCCTGCAATACCCCGTGAGTCGTAGCGTCCGATTAGGCGGTATGGTGAACACGTTGTCGATGTCGATGCCGAAAAGGTTGCGACATTTGGCGCTTTTTGTAATTACAGAGGAAGGTTTCACAAACCCTTCGTCGAAGTTGCCGTTGGGAATCAGTGAACTCCCCGAAATCGTGCGAAGCGGATATGTTTGGAGTGCTGGCATACCTGAGTGTTATTACCACCACTCGTCGTGGAGACCGTGGATTTCAGTCGAACTTGGTGCCCTTCGGAAGAGAGGGTTCGCCAGTATGGACATCATCCGCACCCTTGGCCACCTTCACGCCGGTATCGCGTGACCATGGCGAAGTTTGTCTCCAACCACCCGCATCGCGCCGCCGTCAGCCACCGTATCGTCGGATGCGGTGACTGTCGGCGTCGGATTCGGAGAGCTTACGCTTTTGGGATGGTGATGTACTGGGTCTGTGCGGGATGGGCGGCGGTCGGATAGGCGGTGATGGTGAACTCGAAGTTCACGAGAGCCGTATGCACGTGGCTGATGTCGCCGGTGATGAGGAAGGTGGCGTCGGCCATCACGTTACGACGCTTGCGGCCACCCTTCAGCATTTCATCGATGACGATGACATGATGCTCGATGTCACCGGCCTGCTCCTTGACGGTGATGACGCCCTCCTTCGCCGGGGTTGCCTGTTCGACGGTCACGTTGGTGGAGCCGTAGGCGACCTTAAGCAGGTCTTCGTTCAGGGCTTCGATGCAAGTACCGGTCCACGTCTTGGAGAAGGTCGGGTCGGCCTGTGCGACGGTATCGCCGCCGGCGGCCACGATATCGTCGCCCGGCTCGAACGATGCCGGTTCGGTCAGGCCGTCTTCGGACAGGTACCCGAGGCCGACGAATGCCGCATCCAGTTCGGCGGTGGCGTCGGTGGGGATGTCGGTGCCTAGTGGGGCGACCCAAATATAGCCGGACTTGTTGGCACTGGTGCCCGGCTTCGAGAATGTCACGTTTGCGGAAGACTGCTTTGCGCCCATCTCAATTCCTTTCGTTGTTAACGTTCAATCAGTGGATGGGCGGCGTCGCCGCCGCCCATGTGTGCGGATGGTGTCACTCGGTGGCGTGGGTGATGGCGTAGAACTTGCTGGTTCCGCCGATGAAGCCCCAGCCGATTGCGACTTCGGTGCGGAGCATCACCTTGTTGACTGCGCCCAAATCGCCTTCGGCGGAATTGTCCGGGTTGCCGGAGTCGAACACTTCGATGCCGGACAGCGGGATTGCGCCCCAGACGAAACGGTTGGCGAAGTCGCCGATGACCGCATCGAGCGCCTTCTTGGTCAGCTGGCCGGAGCCGGTGGCCGCAGCGGTATCGGACACGGTGTTGGAGGCTGCGAGGGTGACGCCACCGAGGTTGACCATGTTGCCGATGAGCGGAACGTCGGCCGCATACTGGGTCGGCGTGCCGGTGGTGGTGAGGCCGTCGCCGATTGCGGCCAGGTATGCGGAGGTGGTGACGCCCTGCGCGGATGCGTCGCCCTGTGCGGCGACCTGACGCACCGCCTGCTTGAACGCGGTGGCCGCTTCCGGTCCGGTGCCCGGCTTGTAGCTGATGTCTCCGGCCTCGGCGAGCACGTATCCGTTGGTGCGTGCGACGGTGGACGCGGCCTTGGTGGCCGGGTTGACGCCGAAGATGGGGGCGAAGTCGAGTGCGCGGCTGATTGCACGGTTCACGTACGTGCGGTACTGGTCGAGGATTCCGGCCTGATATGGCTGCGCGAGGATGCTCTGAAGCATGGTCTGCGGCGAACCGGCGCGGAAGGTGGCGTCGGTCGGATTGTAGGCGCCGTCAACGCCGAACAGCTGAAGGAACTTCTTCGGGAAGCGGTATGAGATGTAGAAGGTGATGGGGTTGATGGTCACGACACCGTTGGTGGCGTCGTTGGAGGACTTCTTCTTTTCGGCTTCGGTTTCGCCGGTGGCGCCTTCGCCGAAGATGCCCATTTCGCCGGAGAAGTCGATGGTCTGCATCTGGGTGCCGATGAGGTCGATTGGAGTGCTGTTGGAAATCTTGGCGATGGCTCCGGCCGCGGGCTGTTCGGAAATCAGTTTGCGGTCGACGAAGCCGGGCTTCAGTTCGATTGTCGCTAAGGACATGACTGCCTTTCGTGGTTGAGGTGGATGGTGTCGGCCTTCTGCATTGCGGCCCCGACTCGGCCTCTACCACAATTGTTTCCGGCTGTGTGCGCCTCGCCCCCACTGTCGCCGGTGGGTATGCCCTGCATTGTTTAACGACTGTGCCGGGCGGTTCAAGTCGGTACGTTTTAAGGGAGACGGTCGGTTTGGCATGACGGACAAAACGTTGATTGTCTGACCGACCATCTCCAGGACATAGCATAACACCCCGCTTGGCTTTCGTCAAACGGGGTGCTGTGCAAACCAGAATCACAAGAGAGGAGCTGCACATTGCTGCGCAACGGTTCTTATTCTACCACCTTCTCGTCGCAGTTCGCGTTCGGCGTGTCGCGGGACTTGCCATGTGGTCCGATTTGGCGCGGTTGCACTGCATGTGCGCCGGAACGAGATTGTCCATCCTGTCGCTGCCGCCAGCGGCACGCGGTATCACATGGTCGGCCGTGAACGCCAGCGGATGCGCCGTGTTGCGGCCCCAGTAGAACGGTTCGCCGCAATAATAGCAGGGCGCCCCGGTACGCTTGGTGCGTTCGCGCAGGATGGTTCGGTTCCGATGGTAGAGTCCGGTATCCTTGCCCATCAGGCAATCACCTCCCGGACCTTACGTTCCTTCGGACGGTTGACGCCACGATACCATGCGGCGATGCTGACGCCCTTCAGACCGGCCGTGGTTTCGGTCCTGCGTATCGGCGCGAACTTCCACTGGTCATCCGAACCGGATTTGAGCTTCTGCGCGTTCTGCACTTCGGCGGTCAATTGCGGATTGTTCGTATGCTTGAACCGCCCCTCGTTCAGCAGGTCGAGGAATCCTTGCTGGGAGGCGAGGAATTCGGTGCCGGTCAATTGAATGACGTTCAATCCGCGGGGGAGCATGTCCCTTATCGGATTGTTCAATCCGCCGGCGTCCAAGATGAGCGTGGTCTTGCGGGGGCGCGTCTTCAGCTCGTCGGCGACCCACTGCCATGATTCGGTGGTTGGGCGTTCGTCCACGATTTCGCCGATGATGTACGCCCACTTGTCGTAATGCTGCGAGCCGACCGTCACCTCTTCGGTGCTTGCGGCGACGGACAGGGCGAGCGTGCTGGTCGCGGGGTCGAAGGTGAGCGCGTAGACGAGCGTGTCGCGGTCATGTTGGAGGTCGGAGTATGCGCTGTCCCACAAGTCCATCGGGATTGCCGGAGGAATGCTGTCCGCCCACCACAGGCCCAGGTCCTGGATGCGGAAGTCCATGAGTCCGTCCGCGCCGCCTTGTTTGGCTATCGCCACGTCGGTGAGGAACGCTTCGCGTGGAATCACGTCCGGGTAGAGAGGGTTGGTGAGCGCCCACAACTGCTCATCTTCGATGTCGGCCGTCTCGTCATCGATGCCATAGCGCACGGCATACGACATATCGTCGTTTTCCGCGTTGTCGAGGAACACATTGAACGTGTCGCCGATGGACGAGGGAAGGAACGGCGTGCCCGTGTAGACTATCATCGCCATGCGGCGCGTCTTCAACGTCTTGGTAATCATCGCCTCGTATTCGGAGCGAAGTTCCTGGGCCTCGTCGAAGATGACCAAATCGAACGTGCCACCCATGCCTGCGGAAGCGCTCTTGCGGGAGCGGAACCGGACGAACGCGCCGTTCTTCAACTGTAGGCGCTCGCGGCCCATGGTGGTGCTGAAATGCGTGACTTCGGCCTTCAGTTCGGGATTCGAATCGATGGCGTCTTTCAAATCCTCCATGATTTTATTGGCCGCAATCTGCTCATGCGCGGTGACGAGCACGTTCAGACCGAGCACGAACAGATAGTAGAGGATTGGGGCGGTGAGGATTTTCGTCTTGCCGTTCTGACGCGGCATATTCAATGCGACACGCTTGTATTTCCAAGTGCCGTCCTTCTTGCGTTGGAAGGCGTTGTTCAGGAACTCGACCTGAAACGGAAGGATTGCGTTGCCGCGTCCCCAGTTCACGTATTCCGCGGCCATGATTGCCACGTCGGACGTGGGGCGGACGTTCGCCCTCCAATTTGGATTCTTCACCAGCATGTCACACCACCTGGTACTTCTTGAGGATGTCGGCGTCGGCGCCCTTGCCGTAGGCGTCGCCGATGGATGCGATGTCCTGTGCGGTCTGCGGGAACGTGAGGTCGTAGTCGAGGGTGATGCCCAACGGCTCGAACACCGCGTTCAAATCCTGTTTGATGATGGAGATTCGGCTGACGAAGCTTTCACGGTTCGACACCAACGATTGGGTGGTCGCTCCGAGCGTGTCGAGAATCTGCGCGTCCTGCGGTGGGAGTCCGGTTTCCATTTGGAAGCTCAGCACCGTGTTTTGCAGGAGGGTTTTGAGCTGTCCGTTGTCCCATTGGCTGAGTCGTTTGACTTCGGGTCGGACGATGGTGTCGTGGTCGTCGTTGGCGTCGAATTTCGTCCAGTTGGCTGGATTCCTGCTCGGGTCGGTTTTGATTACCACGTCTGGGGAGGTGCCGACCACGACTGGTTCGGGCAGCATGAGGTGTTCGAGGTTTTGGGAGATGAGTCCTTCGATGACCATGGCGCGCTGCGCCAACAGTACGGCTTGGTCGGTGACGGGCGCGTGACTGAGGGTGAGGCATCGGAGGTTTTCGTTGATTTCGTCGGCGTTCTCGTCGTAGCAGCGTCCGTCCAAGCCTACCGCGGCCACCTTGTCCAACTGTAGGTCCGCGGAGGGGAGGTAGTCGGTGCTGAGCGGGTCGCCGTCCTGCATCAGAAAGTAGGAGTTGACGCCGCCGACCGCTTTGGAGAGGATGCGGGTGAAGCTGCGTTTGCCGACCGCGCTGAAGTTGGTGACGCGCACGCGCATGGCGTATGCGTTCTTGACAAGTTCAATCCATGGGAATGAGATTGCCTGTTCGTCCACGATGGTGAGTGTCATGAGCGTTTCGCTTCCTTTGCGACGAGTTTCTGAAGAGTGGTTTTCGGCGCTTTGGCGGCGGTGGTCTTGCTTTTGTGCGAGTCCACTTTCACCGCTTCGTCGAAGTTTTTGGTCATGGTCATGAGCAGCTGCATGAAGCTGACGTAGTTTCGTTGCGCGTTGCCTGCCATGCTCATATAGTATTCGCGGTCATCGTCGGATGTTTCGGCTTTCCGCCCGTACTCTTCCATGTCCGAGTAGGCTTTGTCGATGAGTCCGTTGACTTGTTCCATGCGGCTTGAGAGGGCTTCCTCAGTCTTCCCTGCCATGAATCCTCCTTAACTGTTCGGCCATTTGGCGGCGCTGTTCTCGATACCATCGTACCATTTCGGTTTTCATGATGGCGCGGCGCGTCGGGCTTTCATGGTGTTGCCTGTCGATGTTGTTGATGGTTGGCGTCATGTGAGGCTGTTCCTTACGTAGATTTTGCAGTCGCATCCGGCGTGTCTCGCCCAGACGCCGTAATGGTTCGCGTCGTATGGGTGCCATATTCCGCACCGTTCGAGGCACCATTGGCAGGTTTCGCCTACGGATTCGCGCACGACTTCGGTCGTCGAGTCGATGGCGAACAGGTTGTTCGTCGCTTCCTGCATCGGCTGGACGGCGAGTTCCCGCTTGTATTTGGCGAGGAAGTCCCTGACTGTTTTTTCGGAACGCCGTTGGCTTGTGAGCCATCCGATTTTCTTGCCGAAGGCGTCGGAGTCGAGCCGTTCCAACCCCAATCCCGCCGATTTTTCGGCGACCTGCTTCCAGATGTCTCCCAGGACCTTGCCGGCCAGATGCCTGTCTCCGCTGGCTGCCGCGGATTGGGCTTGCCTGACCTGCTCGTCTGTGATGATGTCTTTGGCGGCCGGTGAGAGTATTTCCATGAGGTCTTCGACCGACTCCTGTGTGCTCTTCAACTCAGATACTCCAACTGGTAGTCGTAGACGGTGGACGTGCGTCCGTCTTTGGTCGGCCGGACGTCGGTGGTGTTGAGCAGCGGGGCGCCCATGATGTCCCACGGGCTCTGGTTGTACCAGTCGGTCAATGCGTCGCCGATTTCGGCGCTGAGCGTGTCGTCGGCTCCGTCCGCGAGTTCGCGTGTCACCACGGTGACGGCGATGTCCAGGTGTCGGATGTATGGGGTGATGTCGGACGCGTTCTGGCGTGTGACGATGATGAGCGGATACTGGCCGGTGTTCCTCACGGTTGGATACTTGTCGTATACGCGCATGTCGAGCCGTTGGGATAGTCCGTCGATGATGTCGTTGACGATTTCATTGTCTTTGCTCACAGTCCGAATCCTTTCAGCGTGTCGCCGGAATGGGGCGTCTTATGGTATTTGATTTCCGTTCCGGCCCGGCGTGTGCCTTTGAAGCTGCTGAGCGTGCGGTATGTGGTCATGGATGGCGGTTCGCCCCTGTATGAGTCCATTCGCAGCCGCGGCATGATTCGTGATGCGACGCGGCGTGACTCCTGTTGGAATCCCGCCGACTGCATCACGATGTTGGTCGCCGCGTTCGGTGCGGCGACCATGATTCTGGCGCCTTTGAGTCTTGCCATCAGTATTGCACCTGCTTCGCGTTGAAGCTCCATTTGAACGGGTTGAACATCACCCTGTTTTCGGGGTCGATGGGCGGTTTGATGGAGGTGACGTGGTAGGTGTTTCCGTAGTATTCGAGTTCGCCGCCGTCGATTTCCGGTGGCGTGTCGGGTGTGGTGACGTGGATGGTGAGCGCGTTCACTTCGGTCATGTTGTCGAAGGTGCTCGTGTCTTCGCTCGTGGTGTTCGTGGTCACGATGCCTTTGACGATGTGTTGGCCGTCGCCGGTGGTGATGGTGATTTCGTGTGTTTTGAGTCCGTGGCGCATCAGAGTTGGAACCTTGCTATGGTGGCGCGTCCGACGCCCAGTTGTTTGAGTTGGTTGCTGGTGAAGAACACGTCGTCCGTGTTGCCTCGCCATTCGCCGGTGAAACTGTAGCCGCCCGCTGTTTGGGTGAATGTTTTGAACGCGCTCAGGTCGGTGTCGCTGTCGGACATGGATTCCTTGCGGCTCACGTCCTGTGCGACGCTGACGCCGATGATGTCGGCGACCATTTGGCGGGTGAGCGGGTCTTCGGTGACCTGCTTGTCCAAGTCGTCGCCTTGGTTGCGGTACATCATGCGGAGCACGTTGGACGCGGCCCCGCGTTTGCGTTCCTCATAGTCCACGAGGTCGATGGGCACTTTGTGGCGCAGGTATGCTTCGGTGTCTTCGACGGTGGCGAGCGGCTTCAGTTCGTCGGTCAATCTTTTCCCTTCCAGTCGTGCATCGAGAGTCCCAGCTGCAATAGACGCTCGGCAAAACGTTTTACCAGCTTGTCCTTCTCGTTTTCATCCAACTCCGCCAGTGTTGTCACCACTATGTCATCGTCGAAGATTGAGAGGGTCGCCGGAACGGTTTCGTCACGCATCGTCATGCTGAGGATTCGGATGTCACGCATGTGCGGCTCCCATCCAGTCGGGCGTCTTGGTCGCCGGTTCGACGGTCACAGGGGTGACGCGCGTGCGGCTGTTGATGCTCGCGGCGAGCTGCTTCTCGAACTCGTCGAGACGCGTCTCGTCTTCCGGCAGAAGCTCCGCGCTCAGACCGTACTGTTCGGCGATGGTGTTGCGTTTCGCCTGCAACAGGCCAAGGCTGATGCCCTTCTCACGGGCCTCATTGACGCGCTTCTCGGTTTCTTCGGCTAGTTTTCGGGCGTCTTCGGCTGCTTTCCGGGCCGCTTCGAGCTTTTCGCGTTCCTTGGCGAGCTTTCGGCTGATGATGGCGTCGAGCTGGGCTTGGGTGATTGTCGGCTCCTGCTGTGTCGGGGCCGCCGCGCTTCCATTCTGGCCTTCAGAGCCTCCCACTCCGGTACCGGTCGCATTCGGGTCTGTTCCTTCCACTAGGCGGATTCGCTTGTTCAAGTGTCGTTTGAAGTTCATACCAGTCTTTCCAATCGTAACCGCATCGTGAGTTCCACGATGTCCGTAGCGGCATTATACGCCCTGCGCAGGTCCATTCGCGCCTTCAGCGTCTTCGGATTGTCGAAGTCCTCAGGCAGTGCGGAGAGGTGCCGTCCGAGTTCTTCCTGGATTGAGCGGGCTTGGTTCTCAATCGTTCGGATGGGTGCAGTCAAGTCTCATGTCCTTCTTGTAGGTCGCGACCAGGCAGTCATGTTCGAAACCGCCTTCGTCGACGGTCTGAATCGTCGTGTAACGCACCGGCGTGTTCGCGTATTCGCAAAACCATGCGAACGCGAGCATGACGGTCGCCATGACGGCGATTGCCCCGCGCGCGATTGTGGTGAACGTGTCACGCATTCGTGCTCCTTTCCAAGGGTTCGTCCGATGATGGCGCAGGCCAGTCCGACGATGCGCGTGTTTCTTATTCTAGTCCGCACGCCGAACATGATGCGGCCGTCTTCGGCCACATGGCATGCGGCCAGGGTCCGCCCGCATCGAGGGCATTCGAAGACGTATGCCAGTCCACGTCCGGTGGGGCGGATTGCCACATCCGCCCCATGTCGCGCGCCGGTGTCGCACAGGCGCCCCATCGGGTCCG